TACGGCTGGCGGTAATACTCTTCGTATTTGGAGCCACGATAACTTTGGCGAAGACCTATTAATGAACGTTCGTGACGAAGGTATATTCTACTGGGACAAGACAAACGGCGTTACAGCAAGGGCGGTATCTCTTGCAAGTCTAGGTGCAGCAACAGATAATATTCCAACTATTGCAAAGCAGGTATTGGTTTCAGACAAAGACAGGCACATTATAGCGTTTGGTTGTGACCCTGAAACAGACATTGGCACACAAGACCCCTTGCTTATTCGTTTTGGCAGTCAAGAAAGCCTGACAGATTGGTCAGCAAAGGCCACTAATACAGCGGGAGATTTGCGCATTGGTTCTGGTTCGGAGATTGTAACTGCTGTAGAAACCAGACAACAGGTTCTAGTGTTTACAGATGTATCGTTACACGCCATGCAGTTTCTTGGACCGCCATTTACGTTTGGTATTAACACTGTTTCAGAAAACATTACTACGGCAAGTCCGTTGTGCGCTATCGCTGTAAATGACAACGTGTTTTGGATGGGCCGAGAAGAGTTTTATGTTTATGCAGGTGCTGTTAACAAGTTGCCCTGTACGGTCAAAGATTACGTGTTTTCCGACCTTAACGAACAACAAATTCAAAAAGTAACTGCGGCAAACAATAGCTCGTTTTCGGAGATATGGTGGTTTTACCCATCTGCTAATAGCGATGAAAACGACAGGTATGTTGTGTTTAATTATGAACAAAAAGTCTGGTACTACGGCACGTTAGATCGAACAGTTTGGGTGGACCGTGGCGTTGACGCATTGCCCATAGCCGCAGGTTCGGACCATTACTTGTATGAACACGAAAACGGTTTAGATGACGGCAGCACAGTTCCAGCGTCCGCTATTGCCTCACACATCGAAAGCAGTCAGATAGATTTAGGTGACGGGGATCAGTTTGCGTTTTTGTCTCGCATCATACCAGACATTACGTTTCGCGATTCCACTGCCAACACGCCTACCGCTACGTTTACTTTGGGTGTTAGAAACTTTCCGGGTGGTAAATACTTACATACCGACGAAGATGTAGTATCAAAGACTGCATCGACACCTGTTGAACAGTTTACCAAAGAAGTGCGAACGCGATTGCGTGGGCGGTCTTTTAACTTAAAGGTAGAAAGCACTGGAACAGAAACCACTTGGCGATTAGGAACGCCAAGAGTTGAAGTCAGACCAGACGGTAGAAGATAATGTCTAGGAACTTAGTTCGCCCGTTTTTTCCCATTCCGCCGCAGGAATACGACCAAACGTACTTCGATGAAGTTATTCGGTCTTTTGCAGTTTATTTGGATCAAATGCAAAATCCCGGTGAAGGTAGAAACACCGCGTTAGTTTTGACTAATTTACAAAATGACGATCAAGGGTTAGAAGTGGGGAGCCTTTTTCAATACAGAGATGCCGCAGGGATCATGGGGCAAATAAAAATAGTCGTTGCAAATCAACCAAATCTACGCGGCAACTCTATCACAGGCTCTGTAGGCTCAGTTACGGTAACGACATGATTTAGGATAAATGTGCGTCTATGATAGACCCGATCACAGCATTTGCCACAGCTAACGCCGCCTTTAAAGGTGTAAAAATGCTGGTTGGCGCGGGTCGTGAAATGCAGGACGTTAGCAAGCAGTTAGGAATGTGGTACGGCGCAGTCGCAGATATTACACGCGCTGAGTCCCAACGTAAAAACCCGACTTGGCTAGACAAAAAAACACATGGTACTGAAAATATAGAAAAGGAAGCAATGGACATTATTGTCCGCAAGAAAACATTAATTGAAAAAGAAAAAGAAATTAAATTTATGCTAGATTATCGTTTTGGATTAGGTACTTACGACGAAATGCTAGGTATGCGTAGACAAATACGAAAAGAACGGGAAGATACCATATATGCAGCTATGGAAGCTAAACGCCAACTGGCAAATAATGCAGCTATAGCTGGACTGTCTTTGGGTATAATTAGTGTTCTTGGTGGCGGCATGTATTTAATTGTATTAGCCACCCAGTAATGGATAGCTGGGTTCTATATTTTCTTATTGTTTTTATAAACGGCGATTCATTTATGTTGGAAAACAATCAACGCTTTGAAACAAAAGGAGAATGCTTAATTGAAGGTATGCAAAAAGGCAGTTCTGTTGTAGAAAACATAATGATAATGTCAGGGATACCCGCTTCAGGGCAATTCACTTGTCGTAAAGTTGGGGTAGATACATGATGTTAATTGCATCTGCAATTGTAGCTGGTTTAGCTAGTCCTGATTTTGTAACTTGCCAGTTGGCTAAACGCACTAAAATACAGGATGAAATGGTTTGTATTTACAAAGGACCAAACAATACGATAGGTTATCACTATCCGAGTTTTAGTTTTAAGGAATGTCCAAGACAGTTTCAATGCCGATACTCACCCGATACTAAGCGGCGTCCGACTGTTAAGGAAATAATGGAAGGCTTGCAAGGGGGCTTTGAATGACAAACGCTTTTGAGAAAATACTAGAATACAAAATTTTACCGCGTTTTATGATGTTCACCATGACGATAGTTTATGTTCGGTGCATTGAGTGGGCGCTTACACAACCCGATTTGTCTACACAGCAGGCAAGTCTAATTTCTGTTGTCACAGGCGCTATGACAGGCGCATTTGCCGTATGGCTGGGGTCAGAGAAATGATAACACTATTAGGTAGCTTACTAGGATTTGGCAGTTCATTTCTGCCAGAGGTTCTAAATTACTTCAAGGCGAACCAAGCGCAAAAGCACCGCATGGAAATGATGCACCTTGAAACAGAACTAGCGCAAAAACGTTCTGAGATGAAGCTGGTTGAGTTGGATAAACAAGCTGACATTGAAGAAACGAAAGGGTTGTATTTACATGACAGTTCTATCGACGCTGGAAGTTTTATCAACGCCTTGCGTGGGTCCGTTCGGCCCGTTATCACTTATATGTTTTTTGCTTTATTCATTGCCACAAAAGTCGTGATTATGGTGAAGGTCACACAAGCTGGCGGTGATTGGATGCAGGCTGTTGAACTTATGTGGGATACAGAAACGGCTGGATTGATGAGCGCAGTGTTAGCTTTCTGGTTTGGCAATCGGGCTATATCTAAGTATGCGGGGAAATAACTATGGGCTACAAGTTAAGCAAACGAAGTCTGTCTAGGCTGGAAGGCGTAGATGAAAGACTAATCGGCATTGTAAAATACGCTATTGGCGTTACGAAGCAGGACTTCAGTGTGATCTGCGGGTTGAGGACAATAGAAGAACAACGTGCTTTGGTTGCAAAAGGGGCTTCGCAAACCATGAAGTCAAAACACATCGACGGTAACGCTGTTGATCTTATGGCTTACTGCGATGGTGGCAGATGGGAACTCAACCTATATGATGAAATTGCAGACGCCATGAAAGAAGGCGCAGAGGCTGTGGGAGCAAAGCTGCGTTGGGGCGCTGCGTGGACGATAGATGACCTTGGAGCGTGGGAAGGTAGCGCAGAGAATGCTATGAACAGCTACATAGACATAAGGCGCTCACAGGGTCGCAGGCCGTTCATTGACGCGCCACACTTTGAGTTGATGCTGTGACATGCACGTATTCGTTCTTATGGTCTATCTGGGCTATGGGGATGACCGAATTTTGTTGAGTGAAGATATGTATTTCCACCGTGTAGACTTCTGTAACAAGGTGGCAAGTGAAGTCGTTAAAAGGTACAGTACGCACGGAATAGAAGTGGAAGACAGAGTTGTTGCTTACTGTGTGCCAAAATATCTAAATCAGGTTCCTGAAAATGTTTACTAACCCGAACAATTTAGTTTTTTTAAAAAAAACAATAACCCCTACAAATGTTCGGGTTTGTATGCTAGAAAAGCAAACAACTGAGGTTACGACATGATGAACAGCATGCAGAACATGGGCAGATACGGCGATACACGCATGGCGCATGTAGCTCCCGGCGAAATGGTTGTGCCGCGTCAGGTTATGCAGAACAACCCTCAGATGGCACAAGGCATTGCATCTGCAATTAGGTCAGAGGGCGTTGACCCTAGACGCTATATGGTTGGTACACCGCAGAATAGTATAAACCCAAACACAGGTCAGCCAGAGTTTTTCTTACCGCAGTTGGCTTCTCTTGCTGCAACGGCTCTTGGCAGTAACGCTGTCAAAGGCGCGTTGACTTCCTTGGCTGTGCGTAAGCTGCAAGGTAAAAAAGCTGGACTGCGCGAGGCTTTGATCGGTGGCATTCTGGGCGAAGGCATAGGCGGCTATATGGGTAAGGGTACATCCATAGCTAATTTGTTTGGTGGCGCGGGTGGTGGACCGTCTATGGCGTCTGAAGCAGCACTAGATAAAGCAAACATGGCTGATATGGCTAAGAGAGTGACAAAGGGTGTTGGACGCGCTGATGGTCCGGGTTCTGCTGGATTTGGCGCTGAAGCTAGTAAATATGCTGTTGATAGAACAATAGACGCAGTGAAGCCCCCCGTGCCGCAACGTGTGTTTAAAGAAGACCTAATGGGAATTGGCGAGTTGGGATCGTCTGTATTTCCAAGCCTAAAGGACGAAGGCAACATCCTTGGTAAGCTGTTAAATACCAAAGCAGGTGAAGCACTGGCGTTTGGTCTAGGTGCAGAGCTACTAGCAAAAATACAAGGTGACGATGATGAAGACGATGGACGCGCTGAAATAATCGCAAGAGCCAATCGTCCATTTGGATTTGGCAGTCCAACATCCATCAACACCATGAGGACATTAGCTGACGGCGGTGAAACAACGCCTGATTACTTTCCGCGCAGAAACGGCGGTATTATGCCAAGCGAAGGCTCTGGCACAAAAGACGATGTACCCGCTATGCTAATGGCTGGTGAGTTCGTATTAACAAAAGACGCGATAAAAGGTCTTGGCAATGGCAACCAACGTCAAGGTATTGCTAAAGCATACGATATGCAAAATGCGCTAGAGAAAAAGGCTAGAACATGAGTGAAACCTATGAAACCATTCAGCGCCGTCCAGAATATATTGAGCAGCGTGAACAAGCCTTACTAGATAAAATCTTCGGCACAGAGTCGGGCGGTGTTTTCACTGGCGGTCTTGTGGACGCAGAAGCGTATCCAGACCTGTTTAAAATACCAGAGTATAAAATTGCTCCTGAAACAGATTTAGAACAATCTATCTATAATACGTTTGATACTGACGCAGAGCGTCAGGCATTTATGGATAGGTATCAACCATATTTTACAGACGCTACAGGCGCAGCCAAATATTTTCCTACTGCATCTAAAACTATGGATACTGGCATTGGCAAGATTGAAGGTGCTTTAGGCACAGAAGATGACGATTACTTTCCGCAAGCCTCAACTTACATTGAGAGCGGTACAGAAGCGTTTGACCCGTCTACTGGCGTTGCTGACTATATGAACCCATATAAGCAAAGCGTCATTGATGAGGCAATGAAGCAGATCGACAAGCAAGGCGCACAAGCCATGCAGAAAATGAATGCACAGGCAGTGGGGGCTGGTGCGTTTGGCGGATCAAGAGCGGGTGTGCAGGCGGCTGCAACGCAAGGCAACATTCAGGATGCTAGGGCTAAAACCATAGCGAACATGATGGCTCAAGGATACGACAAGTCTTTAGGCGCAGCTATGTCTGGGTTTGAAGCCGAACAAAAGCGCAATTTAGAAGGCGGCAGACTTACAGGCGGATTAGGTCAAACAGTCGGTGGCCTTGGTTCTAAGCTGGTAGACGCTGGATCGTCCTACGGCACATTGGGCGGAACTAGCGCAGATGTTGGTCGGGT